TTGGTTTTGATCTCACCCAAGCCATCACTGCCCACCAACAGATCAGGGCTATAGCCAATGCCGTGATTGGTCATAAAGCCGCACAGCTTGCCACAGTTGCCCGTTGCCATCTCGTACAGCTCACGCGCCACAGGCTCTAAAGCATGTCCGCGTTCGGTGTGCTGGTTGCTGAATTGCTCGACAGGCTCGCCTGTCATGCGCTCACCAATGATCTTGAACATGTAGGTCAGGGCTTCGGCACCAAGGCCGCTTGCATCTTTGCCTTTGACCAAAAGGCATTGCAGTTCTGAGCAGGTCACGATGCCAGCCCGAACGGCGAACCATTCGGGCGTGCCCTGCATAACGTCATGCAGGATTGGCATGTTTGTACCCCTTCAAAATGTTGGTCATGGCGGCATGTACTTTGTCGAATTGACCACGATCAAGATCAGTCACGTCACCAAACATCGTGAACACACGGTCTTGATCTTCGGGCTTCATGCGGTCGTACAGGTTGCGCAGTTGCTTGGCTTGGGTTTCGGTGACAGGGGTGTGCGGTGTGGCTGCATAGCCGTTGTCGTCCTCGCCACGAGTGGCGATGTTCAGCATGGCGCACAGCACATAGCGTTTGCCGTAGCTGACACTTGAGCCAATTGCTTGTACGGCGTTTTTGCTGCCCGATGTATCGGCGGCAAGGGTCATGCTGGTTTCTTCGCGGTGACCATCTTTGTGCATCAGCACGCCGGTGACGGTAACGCGATCAGCCTGTGAAATACGAAACGACACAGCAAAGCCATACTTGTGCATGATTGGGCGCACAGTATCGAGAATATCTTCAAGCGTGGCGTACTTGATGTTATGGCCTGTGCCGCGCTCGGCAATGCTTGGGATTTCGGCTTGCATGGCTGCCATTGCTGCGTTAAACGCTTGTTCGGCTTGCTTTGCCATGACGCGCTCTTGCATGTTGAGCAGGCGCTCCATCTTGTCCAAATCGCAGTTTGGATCGGTGGCTACGCGGCTGATCACAGCGATCAATGCAGATGCTTCGGGCTGTACAGCCACTTGGCCTTGTTGCACGGTTTGTAATTCCATCTCTCAAACTCCCCAAACTTTTTGACAAATCGCCATCATCACAATGGCGGCCAACATGTAAAAAACAAAACCTGCTAGATTCGCCAAAACACTGATAAGCATGTATTTAATGAAATACACGGCTACCGATGTGCAGTTGCTATGGGTTTGGCTGATTGCAGCGCGGCGAGTGACCAAATCAAACTGGTCATCGTGCATTTGTGTGGCGGCGCGTCGCGCTATGGTGTGAATATCCATAAATCCCTCATTGCCCCTTTCGGGGCTTGTCCTTATTTGGTTGCTTCGTCTTGTGCCAAGTTGGCGAGGTGTTCGTTCAATGCGGTGTGCTGTGCAAACGTCAGCATGAACGGCATATCCTGAACGGCGAACACATCATCTGACCAATTGAACGCCGACGCATAGCCAACGGTTTGTGGCTCGTCGTAGTACACGGTGTATTCGCGGTCGTTGTATGGCTCGGCTGCAAATACGGTCTTGGTCGCTTGTTCTTGGTGTGTTTCAACACAGATGTTTGCCCAAACCCATGCTGTACCGTGTACGAGCTTGAAGCTCACATCGGTGTCGGTATCAATGGTCACGGACTTGAGATCGACAGTCATGTCGGGGAATGATGGGGCGATGGTTACGCCTTGAATGGTTGCGCTCATGGTTGCTCCTTTGGCTGCTAGGCCGTTGATTGGCTGGTAAGGCCGTGGTTGATGTGATCAATATAACTTGTGTTATAAAAACAGGCAATAGGAAAAGTTATAAAATTTACAACTTGTGCGTTTTTCGTGTGTCAATACAACATGGGCTATTGATTGTCTACCTTTAGAAGTGTTAATTTATAACTTGTGTTATAGGAGAGTGACTATGCACCTCGATTATGACTGGCAAGCAACTTTGTCAGAACTAAACAAAGTGCTGACTCAGGAGGAGATGGCCGTGAGGCTGAACACCACGCAACCAAGAATCTCATATCTGATCACTGGGCGACGCAAAGCGGTGTCTCATGAGTTCGGCAATGCGATTTTGAAAGTGTGCAAGTCGCAACGCATCAAACCCGTAGTCAAACAAAAAGCCCAGTCAGTCGCCTGATCTGGGCTTTAAGCGTTCCGATTACCAGTCGGAACTGAATCAACCAGTGAATCCACGAGCAAGTGAATCACACAAGAGGAATCATACGATGCCTACCACCAAAACACAACCTACGCTGCCACGCATGGCGGCACTGAAAGCCGAGGCGGTAGCCGAAGCCAATCATCAGCCTGTGCCACTGGCCTTGTGTGCCGTGTGCGGACAGCCAACCGCTGAATGGGTCGTTGCTCAAAACGCTCAGGTCATCCAAGACCTCAACGAGGAACTGATGGCACGCGGTCGCAAAATCCGCCTACTCGAATCTGACAACGCGGTACTGACCACCGAAAACGAACGGATGAATCGTGAATTGATGCGCCCAGATCGTAACGGTGACGAAGATGGTTTTTGGTGGTTCGTGCTGCACCTGCTGGCATTGATCGCTGTGTTTGGTCTGGGATGTGTTGTTGGGGGTGCGGCATGAAAAAGAACTCCCTGATCGGCTTGAGCGTGCATTACGACGCAATCAAGGCCGAAGGTCTTGACCCCAAAGCGTACTGCAAGGGCAACACCCGCATTTTTGGCACAGGCTCAGTACGTCGCATTTGGCATGTTGCTGTCGAGGTGCATTACATCATCGACGGTGACGACACCGTGTACATCGAAAAATCCAGCTTTATTCCACAAGGCCGCTTGTTGCTCGGTAGTGAGCTGGGCGTGTTGGTCAATGCCGACTACACCGCCACGGTTGAGCGCGTACAGGCTGATCTGGCTGCACAGGGCAAAACCGGTGAGGTGATTGCTGTGCCGGTCAAAATCACGGTGCGGGGGTAATCGTCATGATCACAGATAAAAAATCCCATTCGACCCAAACCGTCCGCTTAATTGCGATTTTGGGCGAACTCAAAAACCAATACCCAGCGCGTGTCGGTGCAGCAGACATACAGCGTGCGCTTGTTTACATGCACACACAGATTGGGGATCGGGAGCTTATCGGTCTTGGGATGCGCAACGTGCAGCGCATTCTCAAATCGTTTGAGGTTTCGGGGATGGTGGAGGGTGATAAAGAAATCCCCCGAGGCTGGCGCTTAACTGCTGCTGGATGTGAGTTTCTCGGCTTGGGAGAACGCAAATGACCCTTAACCAAATCTGCGCCCAATGCACCGACCGCGCCTGTCACTTGTGCCCAGTCACCAAGCAGCAGTGCTGCCCAAACCGTACCGACGACACCTGCTGCCATGCGGCGGTGCGTCGTGTCGCATCTCAGGACACAGACATCGATCTGTACTACAGCGATCTTGATATGGATGGGGGTGAGTGATGAGCCACGCTATCGTTAACCAGATTCGCCGCCTGCCGATCAAAAACCCTGCCAAGGCTGTGCTGTGGGTGATTGCTGACATTGCCGACGACAACGGCTATGCGTATCCATCACACGCCACTCTTGCGGCTGAATGCGGCGTTACAGACCGCACTGTCATCAACTGCATTCAGCAGCTTGAAGCATGTGGTGTATTGGTCGCTAATCGCACAAATGGCCGTCACACAACATACACCGTGACCCCTGAAAACTTCACCCAAATTGACCAAAACCCCCGAACCACGTTCACCCCTGAACCACGTTCACCACTGAATGACGTTCACCACACCCCTGAACAATATTCACCACACCCCCGAACCACGTTCACCCAACCCCTGAATGACGTTCACACTAACCCCCATAAACCCCCAATTAACCCCCAATTAACCCCCAGTGTTATCGCGCACGAGGGAACTGAGCAAGCCACGCCCTCACCAACCAAAAAACCGAAAGCGGAAAAAACCGGTGTGACCATCGCTCGCATGATCGAATCACTACCCGAACTGTCCGAATCAGTCGCTCGTGATTTTTTGGCATACCGCAAAGCGAAAAAAGCCCCCCTCACCAAAACCGCTTGGGATCGCATGTCAGCCGAGATCGTCAAGGCTGGTGCATACGGGTACAGCCCCGACGATGCACTTGCCGAAGCGATGGAAGCCAACTGGCAAAGCGTCAAAGCGGATTGGTTGATCAATCGCAACAAGCCCAAGGCACAGCACAACCAACCCTCTTGGCAACAGCAGCAGGACGACAAGTGGGGTGCATTCCTTGGCACAGCAGGTCAATCCCACCCAAAGACTGTAAGTCCTGACAACGTGATTCCATTCGCGGTTCTGGAGGTGCGCCATGGTTAATCTCACCGCTCAAGATACCGTGCGTTTGATTGGCAAGATGCGTGCCCTGTATGGCCGCAAGTTTGATCAGCAATGGCAAGGCGTTGATCCCCAGACCCTCGCTGAAACATTCGCCCAAGGGCTGCAAGGTCTGACTGCTGCTGAGTTGGCTTGTGGCGTAAACGCCCTGATGCGTCACGACTGGCCGCCGACGATTCCAGAGTTTCGCCGCATGTGTCAGCCGCTTGACCCACTTGATCGTGAGTGGCCGACACCAGAACAGGCATGGGCAACGGCAATTCAGAACACCAACGAGATGACCACGTTTGCCACTTGTGACCAGATTCAACAAGCGTGGGGTGTGGCGTCTGCGGTATGGCCTGACAAGTACGCCGCACGCAAAGCGTTTTGCGATACCTACGACAAAATCGTCACCGGTGCGAAGGCAATGGGCAAGTTGCCCGTCTGGTGGATGAGTTATGGGCACGAGGACGCAGCCAGCCGCGCTACAGCCATTGAGCAAGCCGTGTCTGGTGGGTTGGTAGGGGTTGGGTTCAAAAACGACGCTGTGGCGATGCTAGAGGGCGCTAAACCTGCCATTGCTCCAAACATTGCCGCTCACCTGCAAAACCTCAAATCCATGTTTGGGATGGATGGCGAAACTTTGGCTGAGAAGCAATTGCGCATGGAGCAGGAGCGCAAGGCTCGCGCTGATCAGTTGGTGATGAGTTTGGCGCAGCGCGAAGCCGAGCGCGAAAACTGGCCTGACCCTTTTGAAAATCCGCCTGAGTACGCCAAGGCGATGCGTGCTGCTGGTCGTCCGATTCCGTTGTGTATCGCTGCTGAGATCGAAAAAGCGGCGCAAGTTGCCGAAAGAAGGGAGGGGGTATGAACCACACCGAAATGATGCGTTTGGCTGAGCGTTGCGCCCAAAACAGCGATTGTGCAGACCGGAAGGTTGGAGCAGTTGTTGTCTTGGCCGAAGGTGGTGCAATCAGCGCCAGCAATACAGCGGCATGGGATGACACAAATGACAATCATGCTGAATCAAAGTTGATCATCATGGTTGAGCTGATGCGCAAGAGCTTGGAGGGCGCAACCATCTACACAACATGCCGCCCTTGTGCTCGATGTACTGCAATACTTTTAGGTCGTGGCATCAAGGCGATTTACTACCGCGACCGACAGCCGGAGATGGGGCACTTGCAGGAGCTAGTCAAGGATGGCGTGTATCTCAACAGTGGGTGGATCGCAGGTCAGTTGCCAGCGCCACTTGAGCAAGTACAGCAGACGTGGGTGGAGCGGTGGCAATGATCGACGTAGACATGCGAGCAGACCAAATCTTGGGCGTTATGCAGCACAACGTGGGGTTTTGCGATGTGCCACATAGCTTGGGGCGGCTGACGGTTGGCGATGTTGTGACCAGCGCGGGCTATGTTTTTGTTGTGCGTGGCGTGGTGGCGCACAGCCGTTTTGATCGGCTTTGGCTGAAGCGGAGGTAGGGCAATGACCATCCCTGACGGACAAATCTGGACGCTGCACCACACAGGGCATGCCTATTACTGGACGCTCTGGCGTGATGCGCCGTTGGTTGACGACAAAGTGGATGTGATGGGGCTGCCGTGCCGAGTTTTGGCGGTGGTGGATGATGTGTGTGGTGAGAGCAAAGTCTTTGTGGAGCGTGTGTATGAATGTGGTATTTAATCCAAGTGCGGACAAGTGGGATGTGTTGGAGTTGCTCGCATTGCTCAACGGCAAAGGCGTGCAGTATGAGATGGGGCGTGGTGGATTGCCGAAAGTGACTGGTCTTGATGTAGCAGGAGCGTTGGCAGGGCTGCCCGATCATATCCAGCGGTATGCGTATCTGCTCGCAGGTGCTGCACTACGTCCGGCTGATACTAAACGGGTGGGCAATGCGCTCAAAGTCAAAGTGCGCGATGATTTGGCCAAGTCCAAAACGACACCCAAAACCGCGACGCTAGACAAGATTGCCGAGGGTATTGCTCGCTGTGCTTTGGTACAACGACTCAAGGCCAAAGGCGAGTGTACGGCGTGTCATGGCGTGGGCAAAGTGCGTGCTGATGTGCGCATGGTGGCGTGCGGCAAATGTGACGGGACGGGTCGGGCGGTGTATACACTCAAGGAGCGTGTGGAGTTGTTAGGCGTAGCAATGAGTACGGTCAACTATCTCAAAACGTGGCAGGCATTTGAGGATATGGCTATTAGTTATATTTATGAGTGGGACGAGGTGATTCGGGGTAATCTGAAAGTGCTTGTATCTGGTTAATAGATTTGCTATATAAACACTATGCTGGTCGTATTTTGCAAAGCTCACTTCGGTGGGCTTTTTTTGTTGTCTGGCAAAAAGTTTAACCCACCGTCGAAAGGCGGTTTTTTACATTTTGGGGTGAGCATTATGGCGGAGGTCAAGCTAACACCAAAGCAAGATAATTTCTGCCGTCTTTACATTGAATTAGGTAATGCAAGCGAAGCGTATCGTCAGTCTTATGATGCTGAGGATATGAATGATTATACGGTTAATCGCAAGGCAAAGGAGTTATTGGATAACGGCAAGATTGCGGCAAGACTTAATCAAATCCGCAGCGAACACATGCGCCGCCATGATTTGACAGTGGGCGATTTGCTAAAAGAGCTTGAAGAAGCTCGTCAGGCCGCATTAGGCGCAGAGAATCCGCAATCGTCGGCAGCGGTGGCCGCAACAATGGGCAAAGCCAAGATACTCGGACTAGACAAGCAGATTGTTGAGCAGACAATCAACGGCAATCTAGCTCACACAATCACGGTCGTCTTTGATGACTAATACCATCTACAAGCCATTACCTGCATTTAAACCGTTATACAAAGCCGTCACCACGTTTTACGCCTATCACGGTGGTCGTGGTGGTGGTAAATCGTGGGGCATTGCAGACTTTACATTGCTCGCAGGTGTGCAAGCCAAACATCGTGTGCTGTGCTGCCGTGAGGTGCAAAAGTCCATCAAAGAGTCTGTACATCGCTTGTTGTCTGATCGCATTGAAGCACTTGGTCTGTCAGGGTTTTACGAGATTCTTGAGACTGAGATACGCGGTAAAAACGGCACCACGTTTAGCTTTAGTGGATTGCTACAACACACGGTCGCATCTATCAAATCATTTGAGGGTGCAACGATCACATGGATTGAAGAAGCGCAGACCATCAGCCAGCGCAGCCTATCTATCCTGATCCCTACAGTATTGCGCACACCCAATGCGATTGTGGTGTTTAGTCTCAATCCATATTTGCCCACCGATCCTGTTTACGCCGAATACGTCGAGAAGCAGCGCGATGATTGTACGGTGGTGCAGATTAACTACACAGAC